GGTTAGCGATAGAGCCATAGGTATGGCAAACGCCTTTAGCACTGCGGGAGTTTCTTTCAGTGCGCCTACAGCCTCTTCAGCAGGTATGACAGGCTTTGCAGACCCTAGTGATCAGAGTAATGTAACTGCGGTTGATTTGGATTTTTCAGAAGTACCCGGCGCTATTGGCAGTCTGCAGTTTGATATGAATGCGTTAGCTGATCAAGTTGCGGGTAAAGGAGTGACAACAAATAACATAAGCATTGAAGATATAAATCAAGCTGCAGTTGTTCAAGCCTATCTTGACTTTGAAGATATAGACATTGCCAATGCAGCAATACAGTCTGCACTTAATAACTATGCAAGTAGCAGAGGTTTGGATACTGATGATCTAGGCCAGATTGCTGAAGCTATGAATCAAGAGGCTATGACTGCAAGTTTAGGTTTTGTAGATGCTTACAATAGCGTAGCTGAGCAAGCTGGAGTGCAAGGTATTGATATAGGTTTTAGTAATCTTGCAGACCGAGGAATGACCGGACTAGAGGTTAGCACAGCACCCGCAACTCTATCTGCTGTTGTTGCAAGTCAAATGCAAGACTTATCAACTATGGGAGTAGATGAATTATCAGCAATGGGTCTTTCTAGAGCAGGCATGGCTGCTTATGCGGCCAGTGATATCGAATTAGCCGGTCTTAAAGATGAACCTTTAACTGATATAGCGTTTGCGACGACCGATTTAGAGCGTGCAAGAGGCTTTACTACATTTACTACAGATCAACAGCAACAAGCGTTATCAGATGCAGCGTCCGCTGCGGCAACGAACTCCTTTAGTTATGGTGCAGGAGGTTACAATAGCCAAAACCCGTCTAACTTGAGCATAGATATTGCTGAACAAACTATGTCAATAACGGGTAAGAATACGATGGACCCTAATGATCCAGAACAGAAAAGGGTGGCTGACCTAGTTGCAAAGAGCATAGCTGGTGTTTCTTTTTCTGGCGGAACTGAAGAAGATTTCGGATATGGTGACAAGGCTGGCAGTATAGGCACAGGCGGCACGGATGCGCCGGGATACGAGGCTGCGGGTGCAGAGGCAGCGATGGATGCACCAGACATTGATTTTGGTGAGGGTGAAACAGATGAAAGCGACACGGGTGCTGGTCCTGATAGCGACAACGGCCCCTGTGTAATAGCGACACATGCAGTTGCAGCTAAAAGCTTCTCAGCGCGAGACAAAGCAAAAGCAGAAGTTTGGTGCGCTCGTAAATATCACGGTAAATGGTACGGTGAATTGTTTAGAAAAGGCTACAGACACGCTGGTAAAAAGGCGATTAAACGGGGCGAGGCAGAAAACCATTACCAAGAGTTTAAAGACTTTGTGTCCTATGGTCGCGGCCTAAAAAGCGGTTGGCGATACTCTGTCAACTACTATAGAAGGACGGCTCAGTTTTTCTTAACAGGATTGATGCTAACCGTTTGTGAAAAATTTAAGGCTAAATAATTATGGAAATAACACAAGATCAGTTTACAGCTAATCTGCAACAGATGCCGCAAGAGGCGCAGGTACAGGTTGTACAGATTATTGAAAACAACGAGCCTCCTGCGCTGCAGGCGTTTGCCATGAGCTTAGGTGTTACTCTGTCAATGGGTGAAGAACCAGCGCCACAAGAACCTGCACCAGAGCCAATGCCAGAGCCGATGCCTGAAACGCCCCCTATGCAAGATCAGATGCAACAGCTAGCGATGGGTGATCAGGTAGCTGGTATGATTGATCAGCCGGGTGCAGAAGATGAAACAGGTGTAGCTGATGATGTACCCATGAATGTAAGAGAAGGCGCGTTTATCATAAATGCAGCCGCTCTTGCAAAGGTTGGTAGAAAGGACTTTGAGGAGCGTATCATTGAACCTGCTATCGAATACCTGAAAGAAAAAGACGGTATAGAGATAGATAAGGCTGCTATCACTAAACCCTCCCAACAGGTAAACGGAGATCAGAAGATACTTGCTTCAAACAAAGAGTATCACATACCGCCAGAGCTAGCCGAAGTTATAGGCACAGACCTGCTTGAGAAGATAAATAATAGGGGTAAACCAGATACAGAGAAGAAGTTAGAAGAGCAAGAGCAACAGCCTCAGCAGAAGGAGGAAGTTCCTGTAAGGGCTGCAAATGGATTACAAGTGGGTAAAAAAAAAGTAAAAAATAGAGATGAAGAAATAGCTAGAACTTTAGTTGCTGAAGCAGGAGTTTTTAAAAGCAAAGAGGCTCTGCAAAAAGTATTGAACGTAATGTTTAATAGAACTGTTGATCCTAATTTTAGAGATGACAAAGGAAAAAAGGTTACAAAGCTAGAAGATAATCTAAATCCCGTACAATTTAATGGTTTTAAATCTCAAAAAAATAAAAAATTAGATGAAAAACAGTTAAAGATTGCTAGAGATTTAGTTAAATCTGCAAGGGAAGGTAAACTAAAAGATTTAACAGATGGCTCTACCTATTTCTGGAATCCTCAAACTTCAACTAGTTCATGGTTTAGAGATAATATTGCTAATAGCGACCAGTATGAGCAAACGACATTTGATAAAGTTCCAAAGACTAAGTTTGAACATATATTTTACAAACTTCGACCAAGGCTCCCTAACAGCCCACCCGAAGGAAGAACACCTCTTGCGTTAGAGAAAACCCCTCCAGCGCAGGAAACACAAACAGATAATATTAGAGTTTCGCCAGAAAGCGTTAATAGAAGCTTTATGGCAGAAAGTCCCGATCAAGACCCAAGATTGCGGACACAGATGCAGCCACCCGCTAACTAGCGGCCCTGCTGGACTAACCCAACTGCGGCTACCCCACTGAGGCCCCGCAAGGAGGAAAAATGACTACCCAAGAACAGGAAACTCTAGGCCCTTATCGTGGCAGCTATCGTGCAGACGTTTACAAGGACGATATCCCAAACGAAGAGGCTACCCTAGAAGAAAGTGAAACTGAAGACGAGGTTGTGGATGATGAAACTATTTCCGTCTCTACAGAGATAAAGACGGAAGAGCATGACTACAAGAAACGCTACGATGATCTCAAGAAGCACTACGACTCCAAACTCCATGAATGGAAGATGGAACGTGAGGCGCTTCTTACTCAGCCTCAACAGGAGGAAGAGTATGAGGACGATGCAGACATTGCATCTTTCAAAGAGAACTATCCTGACGTTTACAATGTAGTAGAAAGCCTAGCTTCTAAAAATGCTACAAAAGAAGTTCAAGAACTTAAACAAGAGATTGAGCGTCTTTCTAAAAAAGAAGAGCAGCTACAGGCTAAAAGTGCTTACCAAGAACTACTAGCCCTGCACCCAGACTTCTCTGATATCAAGAAGTCAGACCAGTTTAAAGAATGGTTGGGCAAGCAGCCACCTAGTATCGCGGATGGTATTACCAAAAATAACAGCGATGTTCAGTACGCTTCTCGCGTTCTAGATTTGTACAAAGCAGACACTGCTAGTACAAAGAAACCCAGAGGGCGTCCCTCTAAAAAACAGTTAGCTGCTGCTGCAGAGGCTGTTACTAGGACTACCCCTGTTAACGTCTCTACTAATAGCGATGCTAATAAAAAAGTATGGACGACCTCAGAGATACGTAAGCTCAAACCGCATGAGTTTGACAAGCTTGAAGCAGAGCTTGATCAGGCAAACGCGGAGGGACGTATCGTAAATGGCTAGACTTATAGAGAAAGGTTAAGGAAATGGCTATTGGTGTATCCGCCGGATACGGTAATCTACCGTCCGGTAATTTCCAAGCCGAAATCTATAGCCAGAAGGTTCTTAAATTTTTCCGCCGTGCGTCAGTTGTTGAAGACATCACGAACACTGACTACGCCGGGGAGATTGAGAATTATGGTGACACGGTTCGTATTATTAAGGAACCGACTGTTTCCATCTCAGCGTACACCCGTGGTGCTGTGGTTACTCCGCAGGACTTGGCTGACGACGAGATTACTCTGGAAGTAGATCAGGCTCAGGCGTTTGCGTTCAAAGTCGATGATATCGAAGAACGCCAATCGCATGTTAACTTTGAGGCGATGGCTACCTCTTCAGGTGCTTTCTCCTTGAAGCGTAACTACGACAAAAACGTGCTTCAGGCTATGCTTGATGGCGCGGGTATCAAAGGTGCTTCCGGTTCGATTGAAACGGACTCCAACCTTGGTACTTCTGGTACTCCTGTTACTGTTGCAGGTTCTGATGCTGGTGATGACGTTGTAAACCTTATGGCTCTTATGGCTCGTAAGCTCGATGAGCAAGACGTTCCTGAAGAGAACCGTTGGTTTGTAGCGCCCCCGCGTGTCTATGAGAACCTGTACAAAGCAGGTGCAAAGATCGTTGAAGTTCAGATTACGGGCGATGATGTTTCGCCGCTCCGTAATGGTCTGGTGACGAACCAGAAAATTATGGGCTTCACGCTCTACAAATCCAATGCTCTGCGGCAGTCGGCTGATGCTACGACTACCACGGACATGGTTTCGGTTTCCGGCGTTGGTTCTGGGGAGAACGTGGTTCTCGCTGGTCATATCTCCGCTTGTGCAACCGCTAACTCAATTGCCAAGACCGAAGTGATTCGCGACCCCGATTCGTTTGCTGACGTTGTTCGTGGTCTTCATGTGTATGGACGTAAAGTCCTGCGCCCTGAGTCGCTTGTTCTCGGCATTGTAGACTACAGCTAAGGGAGGGATGAATCATGGCTACTATTGATCGTACCATCAATGGCGGTGGAACCGTTGGTCATCCTTCACGGATGCCTACCCCTTATGTGATTACTTCGCAGGTCCACGATACTGCCGATGGCGGTACGGGTGGAGATGTCATCCAGTTGGTTGATGTTCCTGCGGATACCATGATTGTTGCTGGTGCGCTTGAAGTTCTTGAAGCGCGTGGTAATGGTCAGATCACGCTGGACGTTGGCTTTACTGGTGGTGACGTAGACTGTTTTGTTGACGGTTCTGCGCTTGCCGCTGGCTTTACGCCGTTCCTAGAAGCCGCCGTTGGCGCTTCTGGTTCCAACGCTCGTATTCTGACAAGTGCTGACACGATTGATGCCCTCATCCTTGATGGCGGCTCAACAGGTGAAAGTGCTGCTCGTTTCCGCATTCACGTTTGCATGGTTGACATTTCGCGCAACCCGCTAACGGAAGCGGCCACGGTGTCGTCGGGTACGTAATCGTACTAAAGGTTTCTGTGGGGTTCCTTTCAAAAACCCCACCCTTCTTGCTTTGATTTGAACTGACGGAGGTATACATGTTTATCAAGCTACTCAATGAAGATGAAGTAAATTTTTGTCTGGACAAGATTGACCAGAACACGTTTAAGAATGGGGAAGATACTGCTCCTGATCTAGAGGACATAAAAAGTAACAAAGAATCTAAGAGTGTCCCAGATGAGGTAAGGAAGCTAATTACAGATAAGCTGTACGATACGCACTACATAGACAGCGTGTATTGTCCTACCAGAGTATCAGTAAATTTTTATAACAAATACCTTGAAGGTGATTACTACGATTTGCACGTAGACGCTTTCAAAGCGCAGCCAAAATCAAACAATGTATTTTTTGACTACGGCTGGAGCATAAATCTAACGGATGACTACGAAGGGGGAGAATTTACTTTAGCCACGCCGGTAGGGAGAATAGGTAAGAAACTAAATGCAGGTGAAGCTGTGATATTTCCTATCATCTACCCGCACGGTGTGGAGAAAGTTACTAAGGGATTTAGGCAGAACATAGTTGGATGGATGTCTTCTAATGTGTCGTATGAACAGTCGTTTATTCTTCAGAACGTGTATGAAGTAAATGCGTATCTGATGAAAGCTCAAAAAGACATGTTTACAAAATCAACACTGGTTCAGACATACTTAAAGAAGGCTTGGGGAATGTAGATGAAGTCTCTTGTAGCAGCGGCAGTTTTGTTTCTAATACCAACTTTTAGTCAAGCACAGCAAATTAGCAACCTGTGCTTTCCAGTTGGCTCAATTTCAACTCAAGCTGTAAAACATGGAGAGTATCCTGCTTTTTCATTTAGAGATAGTCAATACAGGGTTACTTTTACTCTGTACATAAATCCAAAAACTGGGTCTTACACAATGATGGGTGTAGCCGATATAAATCCAGAAGTAGAATGTGTAGCGTCCATGGGTACAGATTTTAAACCCATTATAAATAAACCTAAAGGAATTCCTCTGTGACTTCAACTCTATCAAGAGCCGTAAGACTTAGAAATGCTGCTGTTGCTCTTAGCAGCACAAGTCAGACGACCGTGTATACAGTGCCTGCAGGTCATGATGCTGTTCTAAAAACTATACAGATTTGTGAAACTTCAGGCAACGCTACACCTGTAACTTTAGAGTTTACAGATGCAAGTGCTAGTGCAACTTTTAAATTACTAGGCAGTAAAAGTATTGCAGCAAATGATCACCTGCTTTTGCTGTTGGAATTAAATCTCAACGAAGGGGATGCTATTAAGTTAACTGCAGGAACCGCTGATCGACTAGAGGCGGTGTTAACAATTGACGAACTCTTCTTAGCAAATCAGGCGTAGATAATCATGAATTATGTAGAACTAATTAACGCTGTGCTTTTCGATCTTAATGAAACCACGATTGCAGAGACTGCTGCTGGTCTGTCTGGAACACGAGGCGTGCAGACGACAGTTAAAAAGGACATAAACAGAGCTATACGAGACATTGAGGCTGAATACATGCAATGGCCTTGGAACTTTCTTAGCGCACGTTACACACTGTTTGGTGGCCGAGGTAAGTACACGTACCCCATAAAGGTAGAGGTGTCTAGCGTTGGTGGGGGCTTTACTCCTAATGAAATGATCACAGGTGGCACCTCATCTGCAAAGGGTATTCTGCGTAGGGTGCCACCTCACGGCGGTCACGCTGATGAACAATTTATGCTCATTGAGCCGATTGAAGGCACGTTTCAATCTTCAGAAACTCTTACAGGTGTATCCTCCACGTTTACAGCTACGTCAGGAGACATAACATTCTGCACTGATGTAGACTACGACACATTCTTTTTACGCCCACAGAACCTGATTAGGCAGGGCGACTTTGACAAGACGTTTACTCTAGGCTCGTACTGGGATAGCAGAAGCTCTGACCCTGCAGGAACAAGCACCTCTGGCACCCCCGCACTAAGTAACTCTGTGAGCGGCAGAACTTATGCGGCGGGTGTTTTGCGTTTGAACGCTGGTTGTGTAGATCAAGCACTGCCCACTGTTGAAAACAGAGTGTATAGAGTTACTGCAAGGATTGCATCTGGCACTATCTCATCAACGTCAGAAACACTGAACGTATTTGCAGGTTCTAGCAGTGACAAGGACTCTGACCTATCAACTACGTTTACCATAGACAATGTTGGTAATGGTGAAATTAAGACGGCTACATTTACTGCATCAACGCAGCAGACTTTTATTAGCCTTAGTAATACTGCATCAACAAACTTAGACATAGACTTCGTTGAGGTGTTTGAGGACGATGCGTCTGCAAAAACTCTAGAGTACAAATCAATTGATGAATACCATGAAGGTAGAGGTCGCTACCATACGTCATACAGAGAGAACGAGTTCTTAGCTCTTAACTCACCCGATGATGGGTTCACCACTCCTCAATGCGTGTACCGTGTCAAAAACGACAATGCCTTTGGTATCACACCCATACCTGAAAATACACAATATGATGTTGAGTTTGACTTTTATGACTCGTCCCCAGAACTAAGTGTATTTACTGACACACCAAAGATACCAACACGTTATCATGACGTAATTGTAGCGCGTGTAAAATACTTTGTTCACATACTGCGTGGTAACGACCAAGCTGCACAGTTTGCATTCCGCGACTATGAAAATGGTGTGCGGAGAATGCGTACTGAGCTAACGAACCAAAAAGACTACATGAGAGCCGTTTAATGCCGACACAAGCGTTTCCTGTAAACTGCGATGGTGGACTAGTCCTCGACAAAAGTGTGTTTGTTGCAAAACCCGGAGAGGCTATCACTCTGCAAAACTATGAGCCATCTGTCACAGGGGGCTATTCTAAAATATTGGGCTTTACTAAGTTTGACAGCAATCAGGTGTCAGGGTCTGGTGGTATACTTGGTGTAGCTATATTTCAAGACAAGGTTGTTGCAGCGCGAGGTGCAAATGTTGCAACAAGCACAGGCTCTGGGTGGACAAACTTTGTAACTAACCGCACTAGCGCGGGGCGGTATACCTTTACAGTATATAACTGGACAGGCACCGAAAAGATTGCGATGGCCGATGGAGTCAACGATGCGGCCATTTTTGATGGCAGCACATACACAGCATTAACTGGAGGTGCAGGTTCAGGTTCAGGCACAAAGCCCACAGCGCCTGAAGTTGTCATTGAGCATAAGAACCACCTATTCTTTGCAGGAATGACAAACAACAGGCAGCTACTGCAGTTTAGTGCGCCATACGCTGAGAATGATTTTAGTGCCGCGTCAGGCGCAGGTCAGATATCTATTGGTGACGAGATTGTTGGACTAGCTAGGTTTCGAGAAACTTTAGTTATATTTTGCAAAGACAGTATTTTTAGACTAGCAGGATCAAGTGTTTCCGATTTTGTTCTCCAGCCTGTTACCAGAAATATCGGATGTCTGTCTAGATTTAGTATTCAAGAAATAGGCGGTGATCTTATTTATCTTGCGCCAGATGGACTAAGAACAGTTGCTGGTACTGAAAGAATTGGTGATACGGAACTAGGAACGATCTCTAAGCAAGTTCAGTCTAGATTAAATGAGCTTAGTGCTGCCCAGATAGCAAATATCTCTTCGCATGTTATTAGGAGAAAAAGCCAATATAGATTGTATTACCCTGCTAGCGGGGACTCAGAAGCAAATGCAGCAGGGCTTATGGCAGTTCTAAAACGAAGCACGGACACAGGTCAGATTGGGTGGGAGTACGCAGATTTAAAAGGTATAAAGCCTATGTCTGCCACGCATGGTGACATATCGGATGAAGAACTAGTTTTACACGGAGACTTTGATGGAGGTTATGTGTATCAACAAGAATCTGGTAGTACATTTGATAGCACTAACATTGCCTGTATTTACAGGACTATCGATTACAACATGGGTGATGTAGGCATACGCAAGAACATGCAAAGAGTCGTTATAAACTACATCGGCACAGGCACAGTGTCCTCTGTAGATATGAACCTTGAATACGATTATGGAGACATACTATTACCAAGCCCTGCCCTGTATGACCTGCTAGACCCCTCTGGGTCAGCGTTTTATGGCAGTGCTATTATGGGCACAGCAGAGTACGATGCTGCAGTATATACGCCTCTTTACAGGCAATCTGTAGAGGGTTCAGGATTTGCAATAGCATTAAAATTTACAGATACAAGCACTAACCCTACGTATACGCTAAAAGGGTTTTCGCTAGAATTTACACCGGGAGGTAGAATGTAATGGGTACAGGATACACAAAAACTGATCCCACTAACTTTGTAGATGGAGAAACCATTCAGGCTTCCGATTTTACTACAGAGTTTAACGCGATTGACGCAGCTTTTGAGACAGGGGGCCATCAGCATGACGGCACTGACGGAGAAGGCGGGGCCATTGAGAAACTTCTCAGTAACACCATTACCTTTGGAACAGGTGCTGATACAGATGTAGCTGTTACTTTTGACGGTAACACTTCAGATGGTGTTTTAACTTGGATGGAGGATGAGGACTACTTCCAATTCTCCGATGACATTCTGCTAACCACTACAGAAAAGATACAGTTTGGAGATACTGCAAGCTTTATTCAGCAAAGCTCTGATGGCGTTCTGCGTATTGATGGCGAAGCAACAATTGATATGAACGCCTCTACTGCAGTCACAGTCAGCAACGATCTCAAGCTAGATAGTGATAGTGCAGTTCTTGGCTTTGGCTCTGATAACGATATCACTCTTACTCACGCTGCAGACACTAGCCTGACTCTTGGCGGTGCGGGAGGCACCACAGGGCTAATTATAAATAACACGGCCACTGATGGCGACCCGTTCTTATCGTTTGCACTGTCTGGCACACAGACATTTACGATGGGCATAGATGATGGAGACAGTGATAAGTTTAAGATTGGCACCAGTGCCATAGGAACTAGCACCGCCCTCACACTAGACTCTTCAGGCAACCTTGTCATTTCTGGTGATCTAACCGTCACTGGTGATGATATTACGATGGGAACAAACACTTCAGGTAATCTACTTATTGCAGACGGCACAAACTTTAATTCCGTTGCCGTAGGCTCTCTATCTGAAATATCCACCGTTGCAAACGATGACGTTTTCTTAGCTGTTGATACGTCAGGTGGCGGACTAAAGAAAATTCAGAGGTCTGCTATAGTTGCAGGGCTTGCTACTTCTAGTGCTATATCTAATGTTGTTGAAGATACGTCACCCCAGTTAGGCGGCGATCTAGACATGAATGGTCAAGACATTGTGACCACCTCAAACGCTGATCTAGAATTAGCCCCGAATGGCACAGGGCATGTGACAGTAAAGGGAAACACTAACCCCGGATCAATACAGTTTAACTGCGAAAGTAACAGTCACGGACAGATTGTTAAATCGCAGCCGCATAGTGCTAGTGTCACAAACGTTCTTACTTTGCCTCCGGGTGGAGATCAAGAAATTGTTGGAACGACCGCTACTCAAACGCTAACGAATAAAACATTAACGACCCCTGTGATCAACGCGGGTGCCGATCTTAAAAATGGCGCAACCAGTGCTGGCTTTGTAAAGTTTTTTGAAGACAGTGACAACGGTACAAATGCCGTTACTCTCATTGGCCCTGCATCTACGGCGGATGTGACAATAACTTTACCTGCAACTGCAGGAACAGTGGCTCTTACAGGAACTAGTGTTACTGTGCCTGATGACGGAACAGTGGGTTCTGCGTCTACAACTGATGCAATAACCATATCTTCTGCGGGTATTGTTACCTTTAAGGATGATATTGTTATTAAAGATGGCGGCACAATTGGTGTAGCTTCTGCGGCTGATGCAATGACTGTTTCTTCCGCCGGTATCGTTACTTTCAAAGATGACATACTTATAAAAGATGGTGGCACGATTGGTGTAGCATCCGCTGCAGATGCCATGACTGTATCTTCTGCAGGTATTGTCACATTTAAAGACGATATACTTATCAAAGATGGCGGCACAATTGGTGTAGCGTCTGACGAAGATGTAATCACAATAGCATCAACAGGTGTAACCACGTTCTCAAAAGCAGTGGTTGGTAAATCAGATACGGATACTAGCAACTCAGGCAGTGTAACACTAGATTTTCAGGCCAATCAAAACTTTATTCTTACGCTCACAGGCAACGTGACCTTAGCTAATCCAAGCACAGAAGCTGTTGGACAAACAGGCGTTATTGTCTGCATACAAGATGGCACGGGATCACGCACGTTGAGCTTGGGAACAGACTATGAAACGGCAGGGGGTGCAGGTATTACTCTTAGCACCGCTGCAAGTGCTGTTGATGTTATACCTTATTTTGTAAAAGCGTCTGGTAGTATACAGCTTGGCGCACCACAATTGGCTTTCTCATAATGGTTTTATCTAATTCACAATGGCTGGCTAACGCTGGCGCTGTCTTCGAGATAGATCAGTCAATTCGTTTTAACGAAGATGACTCGGCTCATTTAGACCGCACACCCAGCAGCGAAAGTAATCGGAACACCTTTACTTTTTCTGTGTGGATCAAACGAGGGCGGCTGACAAGTCACGGCAATATTTTATCTGCTGGGTCAGATTCAAATGATTTTACCTTTTTGTCGTTCGTCAACGATAAAATTGTTTTTGCTGATTGGAATGGTTCCTATAATTGGCAACTTGTTTCAACCGCTGTTTTTCGCGACCCCGGTGCTTGGTACAATATCGTAGCCAAATATGACGACACACAATCTACTGCGTCAAACCGGGTGGAAATATATGTGAACGGGTCGAAAATTACTGATTACGACACAGAAAGTTACCCAAGCCAAAACTATAACAACACTGAGATTAACAGTACAGATGAGCATACTATCGGGAAGCAAACGGCTGGGTCAGGAGCGAATGATTTATTTGACGGCTATATGGCAGAGATTGTGCTGGTGGATGGCACTGCACTAGATGCAAGCAGTTTTGGCGAGACTAATTCTGACACTGGTCAATGGGTGCCGAAGGATGTTAGTGGCTTAACTTTTGGAACTAACGGCTTTCGCCTAAAAGGCCAAGACAGTTCTGCGTTGGGCGACGATACCTCTGGCAACGGCAACGACTTTACGTCATCAGGCTTGGCTGCGGCAGATCAGATGTCTGATAGCCCGACTAACAACCAAGCGACTCTTAACCCGTTGTTTACTGGAGCTGCTCTATCGGATGGCAACCTTGTAGCCACGGCTAGCGGTAACAGTTACCAACGAGCCTTCAGCACGTTTGCAATTGATGACGGTGGCAAACACGTCTGTGAGTTTCAAAAATCGTCAGGTACATTTGGCTTGATTGGCATAATGCAAAACGGAAACCATACGAACACCACGGGCAATTCCAATATGTATGGTTACAACTTAGGAACTGGCGAAGTCTTTAAAGGCAATCCTACAGCCAGCGTATTAACTGATCTTGGAACTGGCGCAGCCAACAGTTTGATGCGTATTGAATACGATGGCAGCAATGACACCATCAAAATCTTTGACGACGGCACAGAGATATTTCCAGCCTCGACAGGTGTTAGCAATACGGTTGGTTTAACTGGTCATAATTCGCTTCACTTTGGTTGTGCGCCCTATGCTTCCGGCACCATAATCACTGCTACTTTTTCGCCACTTAGCGGTACGCCAACAACAGGCTTTAAGGAATTAACTGCCCCTAACCTACCTGACCCAACTATTGCCGATCCGAGCGACCACTTCAACACGGTTCTTTACACCGGCAACGGGGCGACCGGCCAAAGCATCACTGGCGTCGGGTTTCAGCCCGATTGGACTTGGACAAAAATCCGCAGTCCAAATGCGTACAGCCATCAACTTTTTGATGCTGTGCGGGGTGCAGGTAAAAACTTACAATCTAATAACACTAATGCAGAAGGTGATCTCACGTCTGAATTTATTAGTTTTGACAGTGACGGGTTTAGCATTGACGATGTAAATCAGAACGTCAATGAAAATAGTAGCACATATGTTTCATGGAACTGGAAGGCTAACGGCTCTGGCTCATCTAACGAGGATGGCAGTATCAACACAACTGCTACATCTGCTAATACGACAGCGGGGTTTTCGATTTCGACCTTTACGGGCAACGGAACAAGCGGGGCTACTTTTGGGCATGGGCTAGGCGTAGCACCAAAGATGGTAATCGTCAAAGAGCGCAGCCCTGCCGGAAACAACTGGAAGGTCGGGCATGATGCTATGGGGTGGGGTAAATATATTGCGTGGGATACAAACGCAGCGCAAGTTACTGACTCCGCACATTGGAATGATACAGCACCCTCTAGTTCCGTTGTGACGTTGGGAGATGACACTGGCATCAATCAAAACACTGCAACTTATGTGGCGTACTGTTTCGCAGAAGTGGCAGGCTATAGTTCTATAGGCGGTTACGAAGGTAATGGTTCTACAAATGGTCCTTTTATTTACACTGGATTTAAACCAGCTTGGATTATGTTAAAGCGTTATGATTCTAGTGCTGAATGGGAAGTGTCAGACCGTGTTCGTGATCCTGACAATCCGATAAGGTTAATTTTACAGCCAAACAGTAACGCGGTTGAGTGGGACGCAACTACTAGAGATATAGACTGGCTTAGTAATGGCTTTAAGCACCGTAGTTCACACGCTGATTTTAATGCTTCTGGTGGTGATTATCTTTACTTAGCATTTGCTGAGTCACCGTTCAAAACAGCAACCGCCCGATAGGAGAATAAAATAATGTGGAAATATAATAGCAGAACAATTAGAACAGGTAAATCATGGACCGATGATAACGGTGTGCAGCATCCTGCTAATTGGCACATTTGGTCGCCATCAGATAAAGCTGCTGCTGGCCTTACTGAGGTTACACCAGAAACACCGCCAGACTCGCGTCTCTATACTTGGGGCTACCAAGCTGACGGTGTAACAATCTCTAAAACAGCTAAAAATCTTAATGATGTAAATGAAGTAGACGGAGATGGTGATCCTATTCTAGACGATGATGGCAATCAGCTTGTTACTCGCGGCGTTAAGTGGAATCTTAAACAAGAAGTAAAAACCCAGCAAGGTTCTTTGCTTGCTCAGACTGATTGGGCGGTTGTCAGAAAAGCAGATAAAGGAACAGCGATACCATCAAATATCCAAACCTACCGAGATGCGATCCGCACCAAAGCTACAGAGATGGAAACAGCCATTGATAATGCAGCAAATACGGATGCAGTTGCAGCCCTGTTTGTAACATACACAACTAATGAAGATGGTAGTGTAACTAAGTCCGGTATTCTTTACGATTGGCCTGAATTAGAGGATTAGACGTGATCATTAGAGGTTTACTATTATTATTTGCTTTGTCTGTACTTATTCCTACCACAGTTTTAGCAGAGACTAATACGGTATCTTCTACAGTAGTTACAGACAAAACTCCTCCTACAGCCTCTGCACCGTCTGTAGTAATTAATAATACAGACGTATGTAAAAGCGCCAAGAGTGCGGCGGTGCAGACACAGATATTTGGTTTTGCGGGTGGCGTTACAGTTACAGATGAAACCTGTGAGCTACTTAAATTAAGCCGCTCTCTGTACGGCATGGGCATGAAGGTAGCAGGGGTTAGCTTACTCTGTACAGACCATAGAGTATTTGATGCTATGTGGATGGCGGGTACGCCCTGCCCGTACAAAGGTAAGATAGGAAATGAGGCAAGGGTAGCATGGGAGGCTAATCCAAAGGACGCACCAGAAGGGAACACTGTGCTGGTTGTGAAGGAGGAGCATAGCCACTCAGAACGAGACGAAAAGTACGAGTTCCCGGATGAGTATGAATTTTCTGACTAAGTGGTTTGCTTTTGTCTGCGTCATTCTGCTTTCGTTTAGCTCTGTAGCAGAGGAAACAGAGATTGTAACCGGGCAAGAGACTAGCCCAAACTACATACCTGAGATGAGTGAGTTTACCAGATCAGGCGGCACTAACACAGGTGGTGGCAGGGGATGCGCTTCAGGAAACTTCTGCACTGCAGGCACACAGGGGCCGGGAGGGACGTATACAAGCACATTTGATTTAGAAGATAACATGACCCTAGATCAGATTAATCGTGGTTTTGCTATGGACTACGGTGTAGACGTTGAGTCTCACCCAAGTAACTCTGTACTATCTTCATGTGTCGGCGGTAACGTCATGCAGAACAGGGACTGTCGAGACATATTTAATCTTACAGTTACGCTACTAGATGTAAACAATGTAGTGCATAAATTTGAACATGAGGTTGAGTTAGACTTTACAGGGGAACGCTCTTTTGCTTTTTCTCAAACTATACCAGAAAACAACTTTACAGGACTAAAGGGGGAGTTTGAGTTATTCGGCATAGATGCCGGGTTTTCGAGTGGGTTTTTCGGCCCTCGATTTGACAACCCCTTCCTCACTACGACTTTCGATCTCGTTACGATTTTAGAGACAGAGGTGCTTAGTATCATTGATTTGCAGGAGCAAGTTGAGGTTGTAGATATACAGGAGATAAGTGTAGAGATTGAGCCTGCAGCACCGGAAGAAATAGAAGTAGCCACAGAGATAGTGGTTGAAGAGATTGAGACTGTAGAGTTGGAGATAGAGGTGCAGCAGCCTGTAGAACCAGAGGCTGCACAAGAGGAGATGGAAGTTAGCGCAGAGGTTGAAGAAGAAATACAAGAAGCGGAGGTAGCAGAGCCGGAACCCGCCACTGAAACTGCTAGCACTGATGAGCCAGAGGAACAACAGGAGGAGCAGTCTGAACCCGCCCAGAAGAAAGTCGTTGCTCAAAAGGTCAAAGAAAAAGTTGCCAAGAAGATCATGGGCAAGATGAATGACAAGAGCAAGTATGACTCGACTAATCAGGTGAGGACATTAGCCGTCATGGGCGTTCTTGGTAACAGCCGTAGCTTTTTTAGCGCACAGGCTACACTGCAGGACACTCCCGGCTTCTTTAGCGGGGCTACCATACCAGATGGCAGCATACCTACAAACAATACAGCGCAGTACCTGATGTTTGGTGGCAGCAATCAGGCACACTCTCAGATGATGGAGGACCAATGGCAGAGGTAGAAGTTGGTGGAGTAAAGTTTAAGGGCGGCAAGATGATGGTTTTGCTTACTCTGCTGTCTACCACAGGTGGTGCTTTGTGGGCTGGTTTTGAGTTTTACAAAGACTACATGGACATGCGCGAAAAGATACAGGAATACTCTGCACCAGATTTATCTGGCTTCGATAAGAAGTTAGCTGTGCTAAGACAAGACATGGATAATCTCAAAGAGCTAGAGAAGATTATAAAACAGTCAGCCTCAGATGCTAGAGATTATGCAAGGGACATAAAGAACGATTTAAAAGACGAGATTGTACGAACAGAAAAATTAGTCGAGGGGGTAGATCGTAGAACTAAGACTATACAAGATGAAGTTCGTAGCATGATAGATAAAGAGAATGATCGTAACAGTACCCTGCGAGATAGAATAAACTCTCGCATGGATAGTTTAGATGATTCTCTATCTAGTAAGATGAAAGCATTGCAGGAAGAAACAAACGCTAAAATTAAAAAAGCATTAGACAATCCTCTTTCTAATATGCGGAAATAACTTGACTTTTTCTTTCAAATAGGGTATAATACTATGGACCTAAAAACACCTGAACAATTAAAAAACGCTACAGATACTGTAATAGCTACTAGCTTAGTATCTACGCCGCTTTGGTTGCAATGGGTGGAGCAGGGCCTTCAACTATTTATGTTAGTTGGTGGCTCTGTGCTTTTAGCCTTTAGGCTCTGGGCCATGATTAAAGAAAGGAAAAGCAAGCGAGATGGAACTTAATATTACAGAAAATCTAATGAAGGTGCTGGTACGTCAGCGTGACGTTGCAATGACTAAGTGTGCAGAGTTAGAAGCGAAACTGGTTGCTGTTAGTCAGAAGCTAGCTGAGTACGAAAATAAAGAACAGGCCGAGGATTTGTTCGCAAACAAGGAATAAAACATGGCAGAGGAAAATCAAACTGCTGACGAGCTACAGGCGGGTCAGTTCACTCCACCAGAAGCAACAGCTAACCTTTTAACTGAGGTTACAGAGCAAGCGGACCTTGATACAGCCGCGACTCCTGCGTTGCCTACAGGAACGGTTGTGCCTTTTCAGGAACAGCAAGTTCAGGAGAGTGAACTATTTACTCCTACACAGGTAGCTGCACCTGTAACAGAGCCTGTAAAAGAAGCCTCTGTAACTGGGCTGGAGTTACCCACACCTCCACGCACAGCGGCAGCTACTTATCAGTCGTTTGTATCCGAAGACACTCCAGAGTTTGCTGCAGCCCAAGGACAAGTATCTGCACAGTCTCTTATAGGTGACATTGAAGGTGCAGTATCTGAAGAGTCAATTGCACAGGGGGCAACTGCAGAGCTAGACGAGAGGGCTACGCTCAAGTTCCAGATGGGCGAACTCTTCAAGTCGTTTGAAGAAGGTAAACCACCCCCTGCATGGGCAGCACCTGCAGTCAGACAGGTAGGTGGCATGATGGCACAAAGAGGACTAGGGCGGTCCTCTATGGCCGCTGCAGCCATTAGCCAAGCAATCATGGAGTCAGGTATACCGATTGCACAGCAAGACGCAAACAAGTATGCCACCATTCAGCTACAGAACCTCAACAACCAACAGCAAGCTACTCTGCAGAATGCAGCTACGTATGCTGCAATGGACAGGGCTAATCTTAGTGCAGCCATGCAAGGCGCTGTAAACAATGCCCGTGCTTTTCTACAGATGGACACGCAGAACCTAAGCAATGAACAACAACTAAAAACGATTGATCTGCAGTCTAAGTTTCAGAAGCTGTTTACTGATCAGGCGCAGGAGAATGCAGCCAGACAGTTTAACGCAAAGTCTCAGCTACAGGTGGATCAGTTCTTCACTGAGCTAGAGACGCAGGTAGCCAACGCTAATGCTAGCCGTATGGCAGCTATGGAGCAGTTTAACGCTGACCAGACTAACGCAGCCGCACGTTACTTTACAAAGATTAACGATGCACGGGAGCGGTTCAACATCTCCAATGAGAACTTGATACAGCAATCTAACGCGGTATGGCGTAGAAATATAAACACGGCTAACACAGCTGGTCAGAATGAAACTAACCGACTCAACGCAATGAACCTGCTAGGAGTTAATCAAGCGTCCTTGGATAAACTGTGGCAGAGATATAGAGACGAGGCTACGTGGATGGTTGAGATATCTGAGAACGCTGCACAGAGAGCGCACAATGCAGCTATTCTATCTCAGACACAGGACTTCAATGCAGAACAGTATGAAGTAGAACGTGAGAACCAGTTCTTTAGTGCGCTTGGTAGTACCGTGATCAACGGCGTGTTTGGTATATTGGGAGCGTAAAATGAGTTTAGCAGATATTTTTGGTGATTACGATTTTTCAGACTATGGTAGCAATACTCTTCTTCCGGGAGAGTTTAGTTCTGACGCTCAGTTTCAAATTGAAGATGACTTTTTTCAAGATACTCCAGCTTTTATTTCTTACGATCCCGATCCTAATATAAGTTACGCTCAAGATTTTTATAGTGGAACAGAAGAAGCGTTATCTAGTAGAGGATTTAGTGAAGGAGAAATCTATCCAGAGATAGAAGATGAGCGTTCTTTAGCCAAACAGGCGCAAGATTTTCTTTTTGATACTCTTGGCGTAGGCCCAGAAACGGCTAAAGCAATCAGCGCGTTTGCAAAGAGAGCGCAAAAGGGCGGCGGTAAAGAAAGACAGGCACAGGGCAGTGGTAGAACTGGCCCTGCACTTCCCACATCAGCCCGTGCGCCAACGACGCCAGCGGGTAGGACATCTAGGGCTAGACAGGCCACTAGCGGTGAACGTGCAATACAAGCAGCTATCTCTCAGTCTAACAGAGCGCAGTCTGCAGCTAGAGCCATTGCTAATCAGATGGCTAGAGCCGGAACTTATGCCACTAATAATGATATAGCTGATCTAATATCCGGTTCTACTAGCCCCAAAGGAACTAAAACTAAGCTTCCCGGTACGCAACTGAGACAGCTAGCAATACCACGAACACAAATGGCATAGAGGAAATACGATGGCATTCAATCCCGATCCATACTATAGCGATCCAGAAATAGAACAAGCACGACGCCCACAGGAGGGCAGCATTGATGCCATTGACAGGTTCAACGCGCCTCCTCCCGGCCACTCGCTAACCTCAGAGCCACAGAAATGGGCGTGGGAAAAACCTGCACAGTATACCGTGCCTGAAGAGGCTATGGCGTGGGTGGTTAGCCGTGTTGAACAGCCAGAGGTAGAAGAAAACTTCCTGCGGCTCATGCTTAGTGGTGTGCCTATTGAGGCTATTACAAATACAATTACCTTCACAGGTTTTACAGAGGGCTATTGGAGTCCTGACATGTCAGAGCTACTGAAGATGCCGATTGCCATGCACTTCATGGGACTAGCCCTAGAGAATGGTATACCTGCAACTATCTTCAACAAAGACCCTGAACTTGCAAAAGAAGAGGGCATGATACCTGAAGAGAAAGTCATGGCTATCATGGAAGAAAACAGGCCAGACATGTACGAGAAAATTATGTACGCAACTGATCTTCTGTTGGAAGAGGATGAAGAGATGCCTGAAGAACAGGGTGCAGAGGTTCCTCCTATGGAGAAGGACGCTAGCTTTATGGAGATGGAAGAAGAGGAGATGGTTTAATGGTATCACCTTTTATGAGTATTGCAACAGGTGCGTTGAAAGCAGTCGATAAAAACATTGATAGATATCGTGCAGAGAAAGTTGCAGAGGGAGAGCGTGCAGACGCTTCAGCACAGCGTATGAAAGAACTTGCGTTTCAGAGACAAACTAAATTAGATGTGCAGGAATTAGCAGGAGAGCAAGCAAAAGAGGCTGCAAGAATAAAATACAAGGGAGAACAGCAAAAAAAAGAGAGATCAATAGGAGATTTTTCCTACCTACGAGATGATAAAAATCCTGATTTAGAAGCTAGAAACTTTATCAACAAAGTTCAAGCTGATCCAGAGGGTTTTAGAAAAGTCTATGAAGATGCCAATACGAGAGGTTTAGCGGTTGCTGAGGCAATGAGACATTTCGGAACTATTAGGCGTGGTGTTGGAATTTACTCTCAGAAAGATAGATTTGGAAAAGCGTTTGAAGGTAATCTTCCGCTTAATCATGTGCCGTCTCAACTTCGTCAGATCAGTGGGGTTACAGAACCTCTGCTTTTAAAATTAGCAGAACAATTTAACTCTAATCCTGCAGAGATGCGAGGCAACCCCGGAGAGGCTACGCCCCCTCCAGCAAATACAATATACAGTCAATTAGAGGGTGGCGCAGTAAAAGATTATAATCTTGATGGTATAACAGGTGTAGATTCGGCTTTAAAATCTTTTAGAGCCGTCAATCTTGGTTATGATAGAATGAGCGACGCCTCCTTAAAAAGAAAATTTATGGAAAGAGTTGTAGGTAATTTTGGCTCAAATAACTTAGACAAACAAAGAATACAAAGAATTGTAAGTGCTGCAGGTAACTCTGACGTTATGAATTATCTTTCAGGAGATGCCCAACCTAGCAGAGAGCAAGAAGATAGGGCCTTGGCATATTTTAAAGACCCTAAAAATGGTTTTATTGACGAGGAAACGGGTCTTATAGACACGGCTAACTTTGTTAATTTTGTAAGTCTGTTCGGTATGCAAAATGCAGGATCAGCTTTTGCAGGAACAGAGCCACAACAAAAAAAGTTTAGTGCAATAAATACAGGAAGAGTTGCAAAAGAACTTAATGCTGTTAATGAAGTAGGATTAGCTGCGACGGCTGCAAACACTACAATTAAAGAAGTTCTTAGAATGATTGACGAGGGTGTCACTGTAGGCGGTCAAGTTGAGCAGCTATTGACTCGCGCCCCCTTTGAGGCAGGTGCTTTCGTTAGGTCGGTCGGTCAAATAACGCAAACTCTTACCCAAACTGACCGGGGTTACGGGGCTGGTAAAATTCGAGGGGCGGATGGCACCATTCAA